AGGTATCATTCGCATAAGCTTGTGGAATCCACATACCCATATCTTCTAATCGCAGGAATCTCAAGCTCTCTTGAGAGATAGCTGTTCCTGCCCTGTGCCGTACTAATTCATGGGTGACGACTCGACTAGTATCACAAATCATGAAGGATACCCACCCATGTTCTAATACAGAGCCATGTCCAATATTAACAATATTTTGTAAGTATGCTTCATTAGAACCCCTAACCTTAGTAATATTTGGATTTAAGTCAGTGCCAAAAGATTTATAACAACCTCTACCCATAACTTCAATCAATTCCTGACAATCTATTCCTGTATCGGATGTCCACCCAGAGGCACCTATATGGTCTAAATAAGCATTAACATCTTGATGCCTGACCCTTTGTTCTGCGATTAAAAATACTTGTGGTTCAACTCTATGCATTATTCCCCCCAAAGGTTCTTAAAGATACCACCCTAGATACAGTTTGAAACCCTTGGGCGTATGCCTCTTTTAGCCCACTAACCTTTCGATGGATAGTTTCTTGTTCAATAATATCTCGACGCAACTCTTTAAGAGCTTCATACTTATCTAAAACTGCCCCCCGTAATTCATCCCTAGTAAATTTTTTCTTCCCCATCTCTTCTCGTTCTTCAGCTATTCTATAAATAGCAGTTGAATAACTTTCATTAAATGCAGCGTCTAGTGCATTCTTGGTTGCTTCAATATCTGCTAATTGGGTTTCTAGATACATCTTGATGCCACCATACATAGTAAGAAACTGCTCCAATTTTTTATTGTCAGCATTCATGAGATTGGGAAAGTCTAAATTTTGGTCAACGGCCAACTCTTTCCCGATGGATGGCACCATTAAATTTTCAATGAATTGGTCTGCTTGGGATATAGCCTTAAAGGGACTCCACTTCCCTTCCCGTTTTTCCATTTTTAATTGAGTCATTACACTCCTCTACACTGACAATATCTCAACCCCGTACACTTTAAGGGTACATCTGTCATCTTCATAATAGTATAGCACCTTTCTTGTATCTGTGCCCATATCTGTTCATCATAGGTGACCGCAAAAGCCTTTACTTGCTGGTCATTTTTATCTTCATACAAAACCATACCATGTTCTATTTTGGAAAGATGCAAATAAATTTGAGTTTGAATCAAATGATCCGGTTTAGGTTTATCTAATAAGGCTTTAAAACCTCTAGTGTTAATAGATTTTAGTTCAACTACTGCATGAGTATACTCTTGGTGCTTAATAACAAAGTCTATTCTTCCTGAAATTACGGGGTCTTCGCACTTAACGGCCCTCTCTGTGCCAAGTAAAATACCCATTTGTTCAAAGTATTTCTCGTATCTAAGCCCTAAAGCATCCCCACAATCAAAAATACGTTGTAGAGTAGGTTCTATGAATTGGGGGGGCAGTAAACCATTGTGGGCTAAGTACAACATCCTATCACAGGGGTTCCCTAAATTCGAGGGGTAAAATACTCCTGTGTTAACTCTTGTATTCGTATGCCCTAAATGGTCACTTAGAGCTGTTAACATCCAGTCATCTTGATTTATAGCTTGGGTAAGCTTAGTAGGTTTCTTTATAATTTGTCTAACGCCTGACATATTTCCTCCATAATCGCATGGACATCTGTTGCCGTAATATGCACTACTTGCGATACCTCAGTATCCTGCCCTGACAGTAATTCAGCATCTCGTTTGGCATCCGCTTTCCTTAAATGGCCCATTGGCCCGTCTGCTTCAACCACCATAGTTAATTCTGGCACCCAGAAATCCACTGTATAGTTAAGAATATTAAATTGCTCCATATATCTCAGCCCCAGTTTAGACAGACATGTCGCTATCTTCTTCTCTTGGGGCGTATAGTCCTTCGGTAATAGCATTCTTTTCCCCCAATTCCCCTACCAAAGCCTCCAATAACTGTGGATTGCCTACCATAAGAGACTTCAGACCATTCATACCTTGTGCCCGTTGTTCTTTATAAGTGTACCACGCACCCTTTTTATCTATCAAGCCCTCAGCTAACCCATCCCGCATGTAACTTTCCACTAAATCAATCCCCCCCTCTACCCGAAAAGGCACAATGGCTGAACTCCAGTTCTCTCCCCCTGCCTTAGTTTTTCTCAGACGAACCTCCATATCAAAACCAACCTTTTCTTTATCCGCAGTTTCCAACCACCCCGCTCTCCGTACTTGTAATAGGAAATGGGCAAAGAACGTCTGTGCTAATCCTCCTGGCATAGTATCTAATGCCACCTTACCCAGTCCTGTTCTCATTTGATTAATAGCCACAAATGCTGACCCTTCTTGTAGATTAGGTAACAACCTAGGAAGAGACGTATTAATAAACCTAGCTTGCCACGCCATGGGATTATACGCAAACTCTTCTTCAACACCCTTCGTTTTGGCTGGTTCCATTACAGCAGATGGCACTAGCCCTGCTATACTGTCCAATATGACTACCCCAACCCCTGCTTGCATCAAACGTCTAGCGATACCAAAGGCTTTCTCTCCTGTAGTAGGTTGGGCCACTAGAATACTGTCTGTATCTACCCCACACTTAGCCATCCACACGTTATCCCAAGACAATTCTGTATCAATCCACCCAGCAGTTCCCCCTTGAGCTTGGACATTCTTGCATATCTGAGAAGCCAAATAAGATTTACCCACGTTATTTGGCCCATATAGAATAGTCATTCTCTTTTTAGGGATGCCCCCACCTGTCAAACGATCTAAAGCAGGGATGCCAAAGGGAATGCGCCCATAGTCAAACTCTGAACTACTCCCCCGCCGTAAATCTAAATCTTTGTCCCCCAACAATTGATTGATAACCTCTTCAGCAGTGTTTTTCAATGTATTTTTCCCCCCTGCGTCTGATACTTTCGGCCCAGGCTACATATACAGACGCTACTTGAATAATTTCTAGGTATAAATGGTCTATCTCACCAGCTTCATAGATGGCCCTAGCCACTTCACCCACCTCTTCGACGCCAATCACATTCCACAATTCATGTGCATTCTGTACCTGATCACCCCACTTACGATCTTGACGGATTCGTTCATTCCGCACATCATTCAAAACTAATTCTTGGGCATCCTTATTTTCTATCATCTAGCATATCTCCTATATAGGTATCTACTTTATCCTTAAGGATAGGCCAGATTTTCTCTGCCGTCAAACCCGCAACATCTAACTGCTCATCTATAGGCAACTCTGTATCTATCTGGTCAATCGAATAATCAATACGCCCATATTGATTAGTGGATAAATCTCCTACCCTAAAGGTAAATCCTAAATGCATACTTACTTTAGCCATTAGTTTTCCTCCCCAAGTTAATCCCAATCTATTGATTCTTCTAGTGTAACAGGTACAGCTTTCTGCGTCAAGTCGATTTTAGACCAATCCTTTTTATCTGCCCAAGAACCTTGACACACATCTATATCCACCTTTAAAGGTATACCTAAGCTATTCTCTTCTAGTATTTTTTGAATTTGGAGAGGCACTTCCTGTACTTCATCCACATGAACCTCACAAATAATTTCATCGTGTACTTGAAGCAATATGTTACTTTTTTTATCTTTAAGATATTCATATACTTGTATCATCCTCTCATTTAAAATGTCAGCACTAGTGCCTTGAACTAAATAATTCACCCCTTTATAAGCGAATTCCGGTATAATTTGATATAACCTACCATATCTATTGCGTACCCATCCTCGTTGTTCAATAGTTTTAGTAACTTTATCAATAAACTCTTTAGCCCCTTGAATACCCTGAAAGTATTTACGTTTATAAGCGGCTGCTTCTTTGGGAGAAGTTCGTAATTGTAGGGCCAATCGTTTATTCCCAATTCCATAGATGATTCCAAAGGTAATATTCTTTGCCATTTGTCTATAGAACTTAAATTCAGGGTGGTCTTCTCCCACACCAAAGGCATTCTTGGCGGTCTCCCCATGGAAATCAATATCCTCTTGCTGCATTAACTCTTCCATAACCTCATTTTGAAGGTAGCTAAGGAAGACTCTTACTTCCATTTGAGAATAGTCAAAACCAATGAGACTGTAGTTTTGTCTAGGTACAAACAATCTCCTAATAGCTATTTGATGTTCATTAGCTTCATCAAAGGATTCATCCCCCACAAAGCCCCATGTATCTAAAACATCATCGTCTAAATCGGGGGAGAGCGTCCCCCCCTTAGTGGAAACAATGGCCTCAATCCTACCTTTAATGACATCTCTTTCCTCATCCGTTAACTCCTTATCCGCTAAGTTAAAGTGAGTTCTAGGTATATTCTGAAGATTTGGACTTCGGGAAGATAATCTACCTGTAACAACCACCCAATTACAAAAAGTTGTATGCAAAACTTTTGTCTCTATGTAGGGTTCTAAATAAGTAGATTTCAATTTCTCCAAAGATCTATACTGTCTAATTAATCCTGCAATAGGATTATTAATTTGGATTAGGGCAGCTTCCCCCCAAGATTCTTTACCTTTAGGAGTTGTTGTAGAAGAGTGTATCCCCAACCCATTTAGTACTTCTCCTACTTGTTGTGAACTACTTATATTAAATTCATTGCCAGTTAGCTTCCAAATACGATCTGAAACTTCACTCCTTCGCTGGTCTATTTTAACCATAGCATCCACTGCATACTTACTGTCAATTGCAATTCCTCGACCTTCCATATTATATAGAACAGTCGTTAATTGAGATTCTAATTCAGCTACCTGTCCCTGTTGCATCTTATCAATTTGACGCATACATGCTTGGTACAAGTCAAATGTCCAATAAACATCTTGTTCACAATATGGCCCCAAAACTTCCACAGGAGCCATTGAAAAATCCTTGTTCCATTTATTCTGTTTAAGATACTTCTTAGTATCTATATCATAGGCAGCTTCTTTTTCCCCATAATACCGCTTAATTGTTTCTGTTAGCCCAAATTCTCTAACCTCTGCATCCGCACATAACCGTACTAAAACAATTACATCTATTAATTTTTGCCCATTAACTTTTAAGCCCTCTTTTTCTAGGAACCGTAAATCAAATTTCATATTATACCCAAGTAATGTTTCCACTTTATTCAGGCCATATATAAAACTTCCTAAGAAAGTAGCGTCTAAATTAGTTCCTTGGTGATGCCTAAAAGGAAAATAATAAGTATCGGTTTTAATGGGCCTGTATTCCTCATCCACACTGGGGGACTGTGGCCCATACCCTAAGACACCTACTCCACATATCTGGTTATAATCATACGGGTCTAGACCATTAGTTTCAACGTCTACACACCACGTATCATACCCACCCAAAGTCTCCATAACATGTTCAAATTTATCTTTAGTTACTATCATATATCTCCACTTCTATGTTAGCTTTATCTAATATATATTTGGTTTGACTGTGTACATATTCTTCTAAAGCTACTATCCGTTTCACTTTACTGTTTGCAAACATTTTACCACAAGTGAAACACGGTGTCACGGTCAGATAAGCCGTTAAAGTATCATCAGTCCGTAACTGTAAGAAGGCATTTACCTCTGCGTGAATAGCCTCACATACATCTAATCCTTCACCTGGGGGGTATTGTGCCCCCAGACATGGGGTATCAATACAATGAGTAAACCCTGTTGGGACTCCATTATACCCCGTAGCAACAATATGGTTCTGACTGTCCACTAGAACACACCCAACTTGTCTACGGGTACAAGTACTTCGTTGCGAAACCGTTTTAGCGATTTGCAAGAAATACTCATCCTTATCTAATCGAGTGGGCATTAAAACAAATCAAAGCTAGTGGATTCAGTTTTAATTTCTGTTTCCCCATCTCCATTAGAAGGGCCGGGACTCCACAAAACCCCATACCGTTCTTGAAAATATGATTGAATAGGGGGCAAGTTACCAACTTCCTCTTGCTTGTCAACAGGGATTTCGCCATCCCTAGCCGTTGCTGCTATAGCATACGAGGTATCTCGCATTCCTGCTCCAGTACGCTTAATTCGCATGACTCCCTTATCCAAGGAATTCCAATCATTGTACACATCAACCAATTGATTCCATAGATAATCATTTCGACCAAAGCCTAAGCAAATCACCTTATAATCGTTTACAACTTCCTTAAACATCTTCCGACCACCTGGGCCTTGCATTTCTTCCCAATCATCGTTGCGCCTTTCAGCATGAATAATCTCATGGACATATCCCCAAAAAGCAAACTTCCTAGATGGTCTGGAATCTGCTGGTACGGCACTAAGGTCTACACCATCTGCATTCAACAGATTAACAAACTTATTGCCCTGCCTAAAGGTATACAAAGATATCTCATCTAGGTTCACATCATTGTCTTCCCCCGTAGCGATTGATGTTACAAACGCTTGGTCACCGTCCTTAAACCACACTTCCCGAAATGGGACTGCTGCCCGTGATGCTGCTTCTACTTTACTTTCTTCCCGAAGGCTTTGAATACGACTTATTCCACTCATAAAAATCTCCTAAAATATAAATTTACCATATGTCTCTATTTTGTAGTATCTCTTCTAGCTCTCTGGCATTTCTTACATCTTGTACATCTTTTACTCCTTTCGGCAATTTAATATATGATACCACAAAATTTTGTGTCATGCAAGCCATTAATCGCTCTTTTCCTTTTTGCCCCGCATCATCATTATCTAAGCAAATAACCAATTCCTCCACAGGCAATTTAGCAAGTAACTCTTCCTGAGTCTTAGATAATATCGCCCCTAAGATTGCGATAGACGGGAACCCATTCTGGTGTAACCAGAGTGTATCTAAACTCCCTTCTGTAACACAAACAAAGGAACTACGGTTAAGATGGTTTATCCCAAATAAATATTTAGATTTTCTAAGTCCCTTAGAGTACAAATATTTAGGAACGGCATTTAATCTACGGGATATCCATCCTTTTAGTTCTTCTTCTTTTGTAAAAATGGGGATTATCAAGTCATTGTATCTGTTAGTGCCACATCCCCATTCTTCCAAAGTAGCTTTAGAAAAGCCCCTATCAAAGATCCATTTTGGATATTCATAAGCTCGAAAATCTTCAGGGCTGGTAACAAATTCTGCCGCTTCTTCCAATTCAAAGTCATCAAAGAAATTTAAATCCAGTTCGACCTCTTTATCCCCCACATACTTTTCGACTTCTAATAAAGAAATATGCCAATACTTACTTAAAAAGAATTGTAATGACCCTTCCCCACACCCAGCAAAACAAATCCATACCCCTTTATCAGTATTAATAGATAAGGAAGATACTCTATCATCATGTAATGGGCACACTAAACTAACTTCAGCTGTATCTATTGGAATATTAAGCCCTGCTTCTAACAGAATATTAGTCCAATTCATTCCTATGTCTTATCCCCAAAGAATTTACTACCTACTTCTTCTATATGTCCTCTATCTACATCCCATTCTAATAAAGACATATCTATATCTATCTCCCCATCCCGATATTTTTGGTATTGAATCACACGTTTTTGAGTGTCGTTTTCCACCCTTGCCATGGATAAGGTAACATCTGAGGCTCGCAGTAAAGCATCCCCAAAAGCCACTGTTTCAGGTTGGGGGGGTATATAAACATTTGCGGCATCTCTATTGGCTTGCGTTGTTACGAACATAGATACATTTTGGGAAAGGCATAATCCCTTCATAGCATAGAACAGGGCATGAGATTGTTCCCACATAGCCTTATTAGCTTTAGAATTAGCAGTCATACCTGATGTAACCAAGTAAATACCATCTAGAACTACAAAGGCTGGGGTATGTTTTCTAACAAGCCCTGCAATCCCCTCAACAGTAATTGTCCCTTCCCCACTTATATGGTCACAAATAAGTAGATTTTGTTGATTAAGTTTTGTTAGAAAATCTTTATAAAGTTCTTCATTTATTGGGTCACCATTTCTCAGAGCTTTGTGTGAAAGTGTGTACCCCATTAAATCTGCCATGATAACATCTGCTCGTAAACTAATAGCAGATACAGGCATCTCTGTGGAAACCAACAAAGTTTTATGGCCGTGTAATGCTGCAATAGCTGCAACTAAAATGCTCATCCAAGTTTTTCCTACGGTAGGACGGGCAAACAATGAGATCAATTCCCCTGGAAGCCACCCCACACCTAAGGTGTTCAAGGTCTTAAAGGGGGTTTTAATCCCCATTAACCCATCTCCCATCTGCCTTTTATTAGTACGAGTCCTCCATTCTTCAAGTCTATCTAGAGAATGGCCATTATTATACGCTATAACTTCTTCATCATAAATAATATTAATATCGTGTAAATTATGGGTGATTTGGGCAAATGCTTTCTTAGGGTGTTCCTTTAAAAGCTCTTTATTGGTATTAAAAACATTTACAATTTGCCTATACAAGACCTGATTCTTGAATTTATCTAGTGCATAATCTAAATTTAACGAGGTAGCACTAGTATCTAAGGTTGGATAGTTCTCACATATATGTTCAACCGAAGGTATCTCTCCATAATCATCTACATATTTAACTAGAAACTTGTAGGCATCTCCATGTTTTGCAAAATCTTTAGCAGGATGCTTAAATTTCCTTAGTTGGTCAAAATCTGTTAACCCTAAAACAATTCCAGATTCAATAAAATCAAAACTTTCCATCTATTCTCCTACATTAATAAGTAAACTTGATTATATGAATCCATCAAATAATATTCAGTGTGATCTACTGGGGTAATTAATTGTTTTGCTTCGGCTGGGGTGGAAACTTCAGCGATTAACCACACTTGTCTTGTTTGTTGATTCACTCCCATGAGTTTAAGCCTTGGTGAGGGCGTTGTCAAGACCTTTGGCTCACTGAGTTTGCTCCGTTTAACCCGCTTTTTTATCGGCATCGCCATCTCCTAACCAATCAAGCTTAGTTATATACTTCCCTAGTTTTCTTTTAGAACTATGTCGTAATTTATATGAAGATTCCCCCAATTCTAAAGTAATTTCTTCCATTGTTAATCCTTCAATACGTAAATTAATAAACTTAATTTCAGAAGTGTTTAATCTAGACCTGATCAACAGATCTTGAACTTCAAATTCTTGTCCTTTCACTTTAGTCAGTGGATCTTCCAAAGCTTTAATAATTTTAGAAGAGGTATTAGGAAGATTAGCTTCATCATCAAATGACCAAAGATTAGAAAAATCTAAGCTAGTAGCTTCGTGAATAACGTGCTGTTTCTGAGCTTTAGAGATTAAGGTACGCAAAGTATTTACCATAGTAGTATGCAAATACGTATGAAAAGAGACTCCCCTCCCTTCATCAAACCCTTTTGCAGCTTTTAAAATAGAAATACGTAACTCTTGCCCTAAATCTTCTCTATCCATCCCCAATACAAACGATGTATTTAAAAATCTCTGTACTTTAGGTTCCCATTGAGTAATTAACTCATTTGTAATCTCCATAATCCCCCTCTATCTATCTTTTTGACCTCTATTATAGCATGACTTACTACAATATATATGATTATAACCCCTTCGATGCCCTAATGCAATATCAGAACGTCTTCTTATAAAAGACGTATGGCAGAACGCACAGGTTACACGCAGATATAAGTAAGTTTCCCTACATTTAGAGGAACAAAAGCGTTGTCTTTGGAGTATAGAGTACCCACAGAGGTCACATTGGCGAGGAAGTTTGCGTGGTCTGGGAACGGAATTGATTAATTCTTCCGCTTTTAAAACCCTACTTACGTATTGCTTACAGACCCCAACTTTCCTAGCAATCTCTGACCCATTCATTAATGGATTATACTGCCTTAACCTAATTATCTCCTGTTTAGAAGACATTATAATTCTATTGTATTCTCCCTCATTATAGTATATAATAATTGACTAAACCAATGTGGGCCTTGCTCCTTATCAATAGCAAACTGGCCCCTCTCTATAAAACTAGATTTCAAACCAGCGGATGCTCTACTCATGGCATCCACATCTTCATCATTAACCATTTGGGCCAACCATATGTCATTTCTTTTTTGGAATTTTTCCTCGTCTAATACATATTGATACCAATAATAATTAGTTTTCAGGGGGTCATCTGTGGGCATCCACATATACACTCCTAACCCCCACGGATATAAATTAAATGCCATATTCGGAAAGACGAAACAATATAAAGCAAATATTCGTTTCTCCTCATGTTTCAATCTATCTGGTACAAGGTCAACAGGGATTCCATGCTCTGGATTTTTTGTGTACACCCATTGGAACAAAATATTCTTACCACATTCTGTGGTATATGTGGGCATATCATACACATCTACCAATCCCCCAGGCCCAGGATGGATAAACTCTAAATGATATCTATCCAAAAAGTTCATGACATATTGCTTCCAATTTCCATGTACTATCCGATTTTCTTGTGTATGGGGTATCCTTGAAAGCTCCGTTAAAGATACATTTTCAAAGATAGGGGCCATCTCATCTACAATATATTGGAATGGTTTATCACTATTTGGCATAAAATTGGCAAATAAAAACTGTTCCCACTCGCCAAGGCCAAATTCTTTAAGATTTACCTCAGACCCCAATTGACTTTTATCAAATCCTTTATGGGACACACATTTTCCAGAACAATGAAAGACCCTACCATGTTGTTCGCATTGAATTTGGGAGCTTCTTCCAGTACCATTGACTAAAGAGTACCACGCATGAGAACATACATTAGAATAACAATGTAACCTATTCTCTTTATAATCTCTCCATAATATAAGCGGTTCGTCTAGTAAATTGGTGGGGTAGTAAGTACCCCTTATTTTTACTTTATCTGAAATACTATCTATAGTATTCTCTGAATTGGGCATCAGAAGCCAGCTTTGTTTAAAGAGGGAATCCATTTCCAATTGAAGCAAAGAAGTACTCGTAAACACTGACGGAAGAAAATACTTTGCTTGTGCTATATCATGGTGTATATAATACTGTTCTAGGGACATATATTATACCCTCTCTCCTATCTATCCCCTAAAAACATTCTGATTATTTTCTCTAGCTTTTTTGTTAATTTGCTTAATAATTCTACGCTCTATTTCTTGTATATTAGAGGCCGCAAATTCTTCCGTAGTAGTTATTAGACCACCTCTCTCCCTAGGCTTATAATGTTCTAAAATCAAAGCCCATTGCTCATCCGTAAAAATTAATTCTACTGTAACTGCCATACTAATTTCCCTCCAGTACTTCTATTCTAGATTTTAGTTCTTTAACAGCCCCGATTAATGGTGCAATCAATTGTGTATAACTTAACCCTCTAGGATTTGGTACTTCAGCCTCAGTCCCATCAGGGTCTATAACTTGAGTAATAGTTTCTGTATCAGGTAAATGAATTAAGTTTAGTTTAGTTTTATCTATATTTAATCCCGTTAAAGCTTCTTCTACTTCTTGAGCCACTAAACCATATCTAACATTATCAATAGTTTCTCCCTGATTATCCAACCGTTTATAGCTTCTTGGGCGTAAACTATCAATAAAGACTAAAGAATCAGAGTTTGTTAAATCTTGAATGTCCGTTTTAATTCTAGAATCTGAGGATTCCGTTAATGTATTACAAAATATAGTTGCCCATTCAGGGGTTGCTGCCCCTAAATTATAGAAGTTATCAATCATTGGTAGGAGAGTAGATGACACCCTGATATGGCTGACACCATCAATTCTAGCAATTACATTGGCTTCTATAGTTCCTGATGAAATTAATTTATCACAATCTATATCATCGCAATCTTCGATGTCAAAGCCATTCATATCAATGTGTGCGTCCATATCAAGAACGTCAGTAGAACCGTTGCTTTTGGCGGCACAAACAAATCTGGAATTAGCAGTTAAAGTTATTCCTACATAACCACCACTACTAAAATAACGCATACCAGATTCTGTATCGCTATTGAAAGAATACGAGGGAGCATCGCTTGCCCCGTCACCAGCCTTTATAGTATCTGACCACGTTAAATTAACGTGACCAGCCCCACTACCAGGGTTCACAAGAGTACCAATTAATACTTGATTAGAACTAGAGGGGCCAAGGGCAGGGAATCTCCATTGGGGAGCATCGGTTCCAAAAGTTGTACCATTGGTTGCACTAACATTAACAAATTTTATATAGTTAGAGACTAATGTGATTGTTTCAGTATCATGGTCGGCACCTGTCTCAGCATCTCCAAGAAATAGGGATTTTCCCTCCTCAGCAATCCAATAAGTTGTATCCCCAAGAGAGTAAAACCCACCCAGACGAACAGAGGGTGAAGCCTCGTTAAAAAATTTAATTTGTGCGACTGACCCGGTAGAGGTTAAGGTAAGACCCCCACAATCAGCAACTACCTTTCCATCTGCAAACTGTGCCTTACCCGTATCTGCCCTAATCTCAAATTCTTTTGTAGCTGAGGATAAATCAAGCGAAGGGAACGTGCCCAGAGAAGAAGCTTGAGAATATCCTACAAGCCCTAAATTATCTAGAATAACGGCAGTTCCTTCTCCATTTGTGAACGATACGAATTTAGCTGAACCTTCTTGACTTCCTATAGGTAATTGAACTCTATTATTGGCATTTAACCCATTAAATCCTCTAGTCCCACCAGTAACAGCATTAGCATTATTTGTATTACTTAAGTCTACTAGACCAGCCGTAGTTAAACCACCTATTTGCCCAGACCCCGTACCAATATCCAGATGTTCAGCTTGAATAGATGTAGCAGTTAAATGGGTAGTCGTAATGGAATCAGCAGCAATCGAGGCTGCATTTATAGTTAAAGATCTATTATTAAATGGAAAGACTCTAGGGGCTGACCCATCGTCACCATTTGTAGGAACTGCTATTTGGGCCATTATAACCCTAGAACTAGAGAAAGTTCCATCATCTGCTGTAGAGATGTGACCATATTTAGTAGTAAAACGTAGGGTTAAACTTCCTCCAG